AGCGTCCCTCCCCGTTGGGCGGCGGCATCATCAAGGGCGCTTGGTTTGTCCGCTACGACCGACTGCCGCGTATCCGGTACCGTTTCGTTACGGTGGATACCGCCATGAAGGAAAAGGAATGCAACGACTTTCAGGTGGCGCAATGTTGGGGCGTTGGACGTGACGACGGGCGGCTTTATCTAATCGATGAGATGCGGGGGAAGTTCCAAGCGTACGAATTGCGGCAACGCATCCCCGATTTTTGGAAGAAACAAAAGGCCGACCAGACAAGTCCGCTGCGGACGATGTATATCGAAGACAAGGCGTCAGGCACCCAGCTGATTCAAGACATCACGGCAAGGCCCCGTCCCGGGGAATCGCGAATCCCGGTGATTCCGGTGCAGCGAGACCGCTCGAAATTACAACGCGTCATGGACGTTCAAAGTTATATCGAAAACGGCTCCGTCTGCCTCCCGTTGGATGCCTCATTCGTGCATGACTTCATCGCCGAATGTGAGGCTTTCACGCCCGATGATTCGCACCCGCATGACGACCAGATCGACTGCATGGTGGACGCAATTACGTTCGGTTTGACAAAAACGAACGTCTCATACAGTGAGGTGGTTTAATCCCTTGAAGTTTTTCAACGGGATTCAAACTAATGCGTATTCCCTTCCTTTCTTCAAAGCCTAAAAGCCGCCTGTCTCTCGCAGACCGGGCGGCTATTCGCACGTTTCAAGACGGCGGGCTGATGAACATCGTTACCGGACTTGGTACGGGAGCGTCTAAGCGCACGCATGGAATGTGGACGTTTGCAAGCCTTCAGACCAATTTCCGCGAGTACGAGGCGGCTTACCAGACTTCCGGCATTGTTCGCCGGGTAATCGACACCATTGCGGAAGACGTTACCCGCGAGTGGCGCGAAGTAAAAACGAAGGCGGACACACAGGCCATCTTGGCCGAAGAAAATCGCTTGCAATACGTCGCAACGGTTCGGGATGCGCTGCGGTGGGCGCGGCTTTACGGCGGCGTTGGCGTTGTCATGATGACAGACCAGCCATTAGACCGCCCTTTGGATGTGAACCGAATCAAGAAAGGTTCGCTGAAAAATTTTCTCATCCTCGACCGGTGGTACTTCGCTTCGAACAATGTTCAATCGTTCGATGTGCTTTCTCAAGATTTCATGATGCCCGAGTATTTCCTTGTCACGGGCTCGGAAAACGTGAAAATCCACAAAAGCCACGTCGTTCGCTTCTCCGGTTGTCCGTTGCCGCCGCGCCTCCGCATTGCAAACTTCGGCTGGGGCGATTCTGTCTTACGTCAGGTCATGCAGGAAATCGAAGACCTGATAGCTGCAAACGGCGGCATTGCCGAGACCTTGCAGCAATTCAACGTTGACATCATCAAGAAAGAGGGGCTGTTTACCGATATTTCGACGGATCAGGAAGACAGCATCATCAAGCGCTTTCGCGTTTTCAACATGATGAAAAGCGTCTTTCATACTGCCGTGCTCGACGGACAGGAAGACTTACAGCGTAAGGAAATCACTTTTGCGGGCGTGGCGGACATGATGCGCGAGATTATGCACATGGTGTGCGCTTGTTCGCATATCCCTTACACCCGTCTGTATGGCTCATCGGCCGAAGGGATGAACGCGACCGGGGAAGGGGATGCCGACAACTATAACGACTATCTCCGAACCGTCCAAAACGCCGACCTCGATCCTCAGATACATCAGATGGATGAGGTTTTGATTCGTTCGGCTTTGGGATTCATGCCGGATGATTATTCGTACGACTGGAAGCCCCTCGAAACCCCGAAGCCTATCGACATTGCGAACGCCAACAAGATTCAGGCGGATGCTGATGCGGTGTATCTCGAAAACAACATCATTACGGCCTCTCAAGTCATGCGGAAACTCGCGTCCGGCGAGAAGTACGCATTCGACGAGAAGCGGATTGATGAAATCGAAAAAATCGAAAAGGGCGACGACTTAAAGGCGATTTATGGCGGCACTGAAGAAGACGGCGACCCCGCAGGCGAAGAAGGCGCGGGAACTGGCAAAGAAACTCAGGGCGGAAAAGCTGCCGACAACGGCGCGGCTTGAGTATCAGCGTCAGATACTCCGGGTATTGGCACAGATTACCGAAGATGTGAAAACGGTAGTCCTACCGCGCTTGGAGCAACGGGACTACCTTGCGGATTCCTTCATCGACGACATCGGTTCGCTTTTCGACAAGATTCGCGGGGCGTGGCTTTCGTTCCGGTTCGGGGCGCGGGCTAAGGCAATGGCAGAGGCTTTCGTGACGGCCACGACCCGCAAGGCGGCGAAAAAGTTCGGGATTGATGCCTACAAAACGCCCCGAATGCAGGAATTCATGAGGGCGTCCGTTGCCCAGAACGTGGCGCTGATTAAGTCGGTAGCCGAAGAGCACCTTAATGCCGTCCAAAACATCGTCATGAACAACGTCACGTCCGGCTTCTCGCCTGACAAGATCATTGACGAAATCGCGGCGTACGGCGTGACGAAGGGGCGGGCGGCGCTCATTGCGTACGACCAGACCACCAAGATTCTCGGGCAGACATCCCGCATCAATCAGCAAGAGGCGGGGTTCCGTTACTTCCGGTGGCAGACCTCAAACGATGAGCGCGTTCGTCACTCGCACACGGTGGCGCAAAACACGGTGACGGCTTACGGGAAGGGCGTTTACTCATGGGACGATTTACCTACGGTGGACGGAGAGAAGGCGTTTCCGGGTTCTCCGATTCGGTGTTTCCCCGGCTCAGTCAATGTCAACCTCTTTTACGGCGCACAAAAAGCGTGGCGTTACCGGTATTCGGGTGAAACGATTGAACTTATCACGGCCAAGGGCACACGTTTGGTGTGTACACCTAACCACCCAATACTTACGGATAGGGGTTTTGTCGCTGCAAATGCGTTGAATACAGGCGATTACGTCGTTCATGTTCCCAAGCAAAGCATCAACGGACTGAATGCTGATGCAGATTGTTTTAATGCCAAGTTCGCGGAACTTTTTCACGCGCTTTCGTTGGTGGGGATCAGAGACAAAACGAAAACAGCCGTGGGAACTGAGTTCGACGGCGACATTCGGACGAATGAAGAGATCGACGTTATAAACATCGATTGGATATTGCCCGATAGTAGAAATTCCATTATTGAGCAACGCGCGTTGCAATTCTTTCTCGCCGTAGCCCATGAAATATTTGATTTGCCGTTCACCGCGAGAAGTTGCCATTTTTTCTTGGCGCTCCAAGGGTTGACACTTGCCCCTAAGGGCGTCATGTGCAGCGCGAGTCAATTCTTGGCGTTCTTGAGCAGTTGTTTTGCTCATTCGGATGAACATTGCTTGGCTGCGGTTCGGCTGTTGTATTCCAGCCTCATTAAGTATCCGAGTAATGACGTTGCGACTTGTTTGGAAGTGTTTGGCGATTTGTTTAACGCTGATTTGCCGATCAAGCATCGCCTTAATTTCCTCAATCGGAAAATATTGTCTATTGGGCGCTACTCGTTTGGCGCGGGGAATCTCAAAACCCCAAGCGCGGAGTTTTTTACTCACGGTATCGGGATGAATACCGACCGCTTTACTAGCGGCGGCGAGTGTTTGCCCTTGGTGCATCAATTCGAGCGCCTTCAGGTAAAGCGAGCGGGGATGTTCAGCCATTTTGTGTACGACCTCACGATGGAAAACGGGTTATTCGTTGCAGATTATACCGCCGTTAGTAATTGTCGATGTGTTGCAATACCCGTCCCCGATTACGAGGTTGAAGATTTTCAAAAGCAAAAGGAAAAGAAATGAAATTCGATTTACAGGATCAGGGTTCAATCCATAGTACCCGCAGTTTTACCGACAACGGTTTTTTAAAAGCCCGGGGGTTAATTGCCCGCACCGGTATTCAAGATTATTACGGAATGGAAATCGGGCGGAAAGATCAGCCCTTAAAAGTCTTCAAAATTTATCGCCCCGAGGACGTTGTTTTTAAACAAGAAGTTCTCGATTCTCTGCTAGGAGTGGATTTAACGAACGACCATCCTAAATCCGACGTAAATTCCGAAACGTACAAAACGCTGACTTGCGGAGTCGTTGTTTCTAAAGGGGTTCGGGATTCGAAAGAACCGAATTTCATCGCTTGCGATTTGATCGTGAAAGATGCTCAGGCAATTTCCAACATCGAAGCGGGCAAAGTGGAATTGAGTGCGGGGTACAGCTCCGAAATCGTCATGGAGCCGGGAACAACGCCGACGGGGGAAGCGTACGACGGACGAATTGCTTCGATTAACTTCAATCACGTGGCAATCGTTGACAAGGGACGGGCGGGACGCGCTCGGATTTTGGATCATCATGGAGTAAACATGAAGAGTTTAACCATTGGCGGCATTACGGTTCAGATTGCCGACGACGCACACGAGGCCGTCTCTAAGGCCGTTGATGCGTTGAATCAGAAAATGAACGACACGGCGGCTTCGCTCGCTGATGCCTTGAAGCGTTTATCGGATGCCGACAAGGAACGCGCCGAAAAAGACGCGAAGATTGACAAACTGGAAAAGGAATTGGCCGACGCCAAACTTTCCGACGATGACATTAAGGGCATTTTGAACGCTGCCGACAAGCTGCGCACGAAGGCGAAGACGATTGCAGGCGACGATTTCGTTTGCGATTCCGTCACCCCGGAAGACATTATGAAAGCCGCCCTCACGAAGGCCGACAGCTCGATTGATCTCAAGGATAAGAGTTTCGACTACATCGCCGCCTATTTCGATGCCCGCTGCGCCGCTGCCAATGATGCGTCCGCGTCTCATGCGCGTCTCGCTAATGCGATTAAGGACGCCGACCCCGGTAAGAAGGACGTGAAGGACAGCGACCCCGATCCCTACGAAGTCATGAAACAGCGTATCTCGGATGCGTGGAAGGGCCCAGAAGATCGAAAGGAAAAGGAGTAAAGGTAATGGCTATCACAGACGAAGTAAAACTCAAGCATGATCCGGCGTTTGCCGGTCAGATTGGCGGGATGGAAGTCGCCAACAAGATTTCCAAGGTGAACACCTCGACCGTCTCAATTCCCTACGGCCTCGGTGTTGTTCGTGACGGACAGGACGGCTTTAAGTTGCCCACTACGACGACGGTGGCGGCTGATTTCCTCGGTGTTCCCGAACGCGCGTACCAGGATATCACGCTGGACGGCGAAGAGTTCGGCACGCGTCCGAAGCATTACGCCTCTGTCGTGACGATGGGCACGATTTGGGTCAAGGTATCCGAAGACGTGGCCGCCGGTGACGCCGCTTGTCTCGCTATCAAGGCGGGGGCTGAAGGCAAGTTCTGCAAGACGCCGAAGGATGCCGAAGCTATTGCCATTTCCGGTGCTGTATTCCGCGAAGGAGCCGAAGAAGGCGGCCTTGCGCTTATCGCTTTCCGTGTTGGGGGTTAATTGAATGAAACTCTATGATTTAAAAACTGTCGGCAACGATCTGTTTGTTGAAACGCGATTGTCCGACGCTATGCGTAAGCGTCTTGGCGCTTCTTTGCGAATGATGGGCTTTAATGATGCCGCTCCATTGCTCATCAATGCCCAGTTTACTGACGCCCCGTCAGGCATGGGCTTTATGGTTTCGCAGTTGGCCTGGCTCGAACAGCAGATGTATGAAGTTCCGTACGCAGATTTGTTTTTCGATCAGGTAATTCCGGTTAAGACGGAAATCCCGGAATGGGCCGATCAATACCAGTACATCAGCTACAACTCGACTACGCGCGGCAAGTTTATTGGTTCTCACGCTAAGGATTTGCCGACGGTTAGTTTGGAACGCAAGCTCCACAGTGCAAACATGGGGTACGGTGGTTTGTCTCTTGAGTATAGCCTTGACGATATGCGCAAGGCCATTCACTTGGGCATGAACCTTGATTCCGCACAGGCGGAAGCCTCCTATCGTGGTTACCGAGAACATCATCAGGATGTGGCTTTCTACGGTGACAGCAACTTAAATATTTACGGGTTCCTTAATAACGAGTACGTAAAAAAGAAGACCTCCAAGGTAGCGCTTGAAACGGCGGACATTAAGACGATTGTCGATGAAATCAACGCCGTCATGAATCAGATTTGGATTTCCACGAATCAGCGATTCCTGCCTAATACGATTTGCGTTCCTTCGGCGCTCTTCGCTAAGCTGACGACCATGATCCTGAATGATATGGCAGTTCCAATGAAGGGGATTGAATATCTGAAGAAAAATAACCTGTATTTTGAACGTACTGGCGGTACTCTTCAGATTATGCCGATGCCTCAACTTGCGGGCGAAGAGATGAAGAAACACGGACTGACGGCAAAAAATACGATTGTTGTCTACGACAAGAATCCGCGAAACCTTATGACGTTCTTGCCTATTGCTCCTCGATTTATCGCTCCTCAGCCGGTAGCACACGAAATTCTGACACCGATGGAATACAAGATCGGCGGCACCGAATGGCGATACCCGCAGTCGGCTATGTATCTCACCTTCGCTGACTAAGGCGCAGGGCTGAGAAGCCGATTAACCGAAGCCCCTTCCGAGGGGCTTTTTCATAGGGGTAAATCTATGTCAATGATCGACAACATCACCGAAGAGATTATCTGCGACTTTCGGCGGATGATGCCGGCATTCTCCGACCGGAATAAGTGGCCGTCCGAAGTCATCCGACAGTGCATGATTGAAGCAGATTGCCAAACCGGGGGAAGCGGGTGGAAATCGTTCGACATCACCAAAGATTCGAATTTCAAGAAACGCGGGATGTACAACTACTGCGGACATCTTTTATCGGTGACGTATGGGAACACCGGGGCGAACGATCCCACGGCGGTGAAGTCGGAAGCCCGCTTAAACATTGCTTCGAAATCCGTGGGAGATGAGTCGGTTTCCTACCGCATCACGGCTATGGAAAACACAGCGGACGACTTTCTTTCTACAACGCTTTACGGTCAGATGTTCGTCACGCTGCGTCGCAAGGCAACGGTTACGCCTTTCTGTATCTGAGGTGCGGCATGGGATTGATTACGCTGAAAATGGTGGACTTTCAAAAGTCCCGTTTCGCGCTGATGAAGGCACTGAAGGCGGCACAACCGCGCGGCAGTGTCACCGTCGGCGTGCATGAGAAAGAGGGGCTTGTTAAGCCGCCGAAGTCAGATATGACGGTGGCGGAGTATGCCGCTGCAAACCACTTCGGAACAAAGCGCATTCCGGCGCGTCCCTTCCTTGACGTGGGCGTGGAATCCGTCAAAGACAAGATCGAACGGGACGTTAAAGAGTGCTACGCCAAGAAACTCCCGCTGGCTCAGATTTACGCCCGCATGGGCGAGATTGGCGCGGGAGGCGTTCGGGACTACATCACCAACTTGAAAACGCCGCCGAACGCCCTGTCAACCCAGCGAAAGAAGGGGGCGAAGAAGGGCAAGGGGATTCTCATCGATAACCCCCTTGTCGATAACGGCATTCTCAAAGCGTCCATTACGAAACAGGTGCATTTATGAGCCTTTCCATGAGCGGCCACATTGACAACGATTTCGACAGTCAAATGGCCTTGCAGTTCGTTCCGGTGACGCATACCGAAGAAAACGGGGTGTTTCATGAGGTTGAGGGGCAACCGGTGGACTACACCGCGAACGTTCAGCCGATGAGCATGAAGGAAATCAGTTACCTCGGTATCGGACTGGAGCGAATTAACGACATCCGAAAAGCCTACATCAATTCCGGCGACCTTACCCCGTTGCAGAGCTTTTCAGGCTATTTCCTCTTAGGCGGCATCCGATACAAGCCCGTCATGATGGACATCCGGATAAGCCGCGATTACTGCAAACTCATTTTGGCGAAGCGCGACAAATGACGAACTATGACATTTATACGGTCATGCGGCAGATCGTCATGAAGGTGACGGGACTGAAGCAAGTTTACTTAGCCGATCAGGCCGTGCAGGCACCTTCGGGGGCTTACGCGACGATCCGCGTGGCGCAGGGCGTGCAGCCGATGGCGCTTGGCACCGTCCGACGGATGTACGACAAGGAAAAGCAGACGGTGACGGAAACCGTTTCTTGTCCCGTGCGGTACGACATCCCGGTTAATTTTTACCGGGCGGGGGCTATGGACTACGCCCCGATGCTTATCAATTGTTCACGTCTTTCGGGCGTTCATGCGCTTTTACTTTCCAAACGTCTCGGTTGGGCGGGTTCTGACCCTGTGCAAAACCTGACGGCGCTTCAGTCTTCCGAACAAGAAGAACGCGCCGTTATCGTCGTTCATTTAGTGGGGGAAAAGAAGGTTTCCGAGATCGTGAACACGATTGAAGCCGCCCGAATCATCGTAGAAGACGAAAAGACGAACGTCCTTCGAGATTCTGACGTAGATTCGCACTAACTCTTTTGGAGCTTTGAAAAATGTCCCTTTCTCCTACTCAATTCATTGACGTGAACGTGGCGATCAAGGCGGGCGGTTTGAGCACCGCTAACTTTGGTTCTGCCATGTTGTTCGTGCCTGCCTCCGACTTGAAAGAAGATCAGACGACGGGCTTTCCGGTGGATACCTTCCGCACTTTTTCGGACATTCAGGGCGTCGCGGAAGTCTTTAAGGACGATTCCGAAACGTATGAAGTGGCCTCGATTTGGCTTGGTGGCACGCCGACCGTTAAGGACTTGATGATTTTCGTCCGAAACCCTGAGGATTCGTCTTGGGCGACGACGCTCGATAAGGCTCGTAATCTGAAGTGGTGGTATTTCACTTTAGCCACAAAGCCGACGTTCGAATCTGCGACCGATGTGAAGCAGATTGCCGCGTGGTGTGAGGCGAATGCGTCTTTCTTCCCGAATTGTCAGACGGGCGAATCTGCGGTGAGCATCCGTAATGAAACGATTGATACGGACATTGCTACTGTCTTGACGACATTGGGGCATCGTCACGTAGCGACCGGCTCTCATGCCGATGACGCATATTCCCTCATCTACCTGATGAAGCACTTTGCCCGCGTCAATTACAGCGCGGACAACTCGACGATCACGGGCGAGTTTAAGAAGTCCCCCGGCCTTGCCGCCGAAGACCTGAAGGCGTCCGAATACGCCGCCATGAACAGCGACAAGAAGAAGTGTGCCTATTACACGGCGGTCGAATTGCAGGGCTCGACGGATTCCGGGCGGTGGAAAAACACGTGGACGCATTCGAGTTACGGCGAGTGGATCGACGATGTTATCAACCTCGACGCCTTTACGAATGCCGTCACGGTGGCGGTTTACAACTGCATTGCGAACCAGACGAAGAAACTCCCGCAGACCCCGGTAGGTCAGGCCATGATTATCGCGGCGGTGCGTCAGGTGTGCGAACAGTACATTTCTAACGGCTACCTCGGCGAACGGACGTACACCGATCCGGACGATGCTGAAGAGAAGACTTCTCGCGGCTACGAAATCATGACGAAGGCTGAAGACATTCTTACGATCAGCGACAGCGACCGTAATAAGCGTTTGTGTGCGCCGGTTCGGCTGCGCGTCTTCAGGGCGGGGGCTATCCATGCCGTTTCGATCAATGTCGATGTATTCTAATTAAAGGCTGAAAAATGGCTTTAACCGATTACTTTACTACTGAAAACAGCGTCGTTACGGTCAACGGGCGGCAGATTACGGACTTCGGTCAGGCGGAAACCCCGATTTCTGAAGGCTTCATTGATCCTAAGCGGACGTTGGTGCGCGGCATGGGCGGCGGTGCGACGAAACTCGACCGCAAGAATAACGGCTTTCGCGTCACGCTCAACCTCATGCCGGGTTCGGCGGATTCGGCCTTTCTTCATGGGCTGTTTCTGTCGGGGGCGACCGTAAGCTATACCCGTTCGCAGATTGGGGCGCTTGATGGGGTGGTGGCGTCGGAGGGAGCTGTTATCACCGAGGGGGATATTACTCGCGGCGGCGGTTCATCCGTGAGCGACGATACCTACACGCTCGAATTCAACGTTTACGCCAATATGCGCGGGGGGCTTTAAATGTCGACTCAGAAAACTTTTAAGGTGGGCGACCGTCTGTTTGACGCGGTGCAGCCGTCCGCCGTTTTGCAGGATGAGTTGTTGGGGCTTCTCTCAACGAAAATCTACATTGCCTTTCAGGTGGCCGCGAAGGGCGGCACCGATTTGGGCGTCAAAGAATGTGCGTTCATGCTGATGACTCTCCCGGTGGAAACTAAGCGCCGGATGGTGGAAATCCTCACGGAACGCGTTTACTTGTCCGGCACGAAGGGCGAGGTTTCGGTTTCCGCGAAGGATTTTCAAGGGCGGATGGTGGAGTGGAATACGCTCTTAGCAGAGCTTCTGATTTGGAATCTCTCGGATTTTTTCGCCTACTTGTCCGACGACCTCAAAGAAGGGCGGCGGGCGAAGCCGAAAAAGGCCGCAAAACCGGCAAAGGCGGAGTGAATTGGTACTTGATGCGGCCTTGCGCCGGGGTTGAAGAAGTTTGCCCGGCGCTATGCACGTGGAAAGACCTCACAGACGGGACTTACTCGATTACGGATGTTGAGCGTTTCAATCAAACTCTCTTCGACTTGGTGCGGGAACACAACCGCAAAGTAGAAGCGGCATCCGCAAACTAAAAGATAGCCCGCCATAATCGACGGGCTTAATTTTTATGGCGACAATTTCGGAATTTCTCGTAGCCCTGTCATTGGACGGCAAAGGGTTTGAAAAAGGCTTGAAGGAGGCGGAAAGCGGCTTACAGCTTTTCGGTTCGACGGCCTTGCAGGTAGGCGCGGCAGTCGCCGGGGCGCTTTCCTTCAAGTCCCTGACGGCGGATTTTGCAAAGCACAATATCGCCCTCGATCAGGTAGCCGATAAATTAGGCGTTGCCCGCGATCAGGTGTATGCACTGGATCAGGTGACGCAGGCGTTAGGCGGTACGGCTCACGAAACGACGGGGACGCTCGAACGTCTCGCCAAAGTAAAGGCCGGGTTACTTGTTGGGGACGTGAGCACCGTTGAAGCCGTCGCCAAAGCAGGGTTAAGCCCTGATGCTATCTTAGGGGCGAAAGACGCTGTAGACGCCCTCTTAAACATTGCCGACCGATGGAAAAACTTATCACGTGGGCAAAGGATCAATCTTGCGTCCGCCTTAGGGCTTTCTAACGCCCAGATGGCGCTTTTGGCGAAAGGCAGAAAGGAAATCGAACGCCTTTCCGGAAGGATCACCGATAACCGCAAGCATACAGACGATATGTCTAAAGCGTCCTATCGCTTTGAACTTGCGTGGGTGGAAATGGTTAACAGCGTAGGGGGCGCAATAGACCCGCTCGCGACAAAACTCACCGATCTAAGCGCCGCTGTGATGGAGTTTTTCACGGACGTTACTGGAGAGGGCTCGAAGTTCCGCGACGTGATGAAGGTGGTGGCGGACAATGTGGACACTGTCGCCATAGCACTCGGTGTTTTGGTGGGGGCGAAGACCGCCGCCGGATTGGCGGCACTCTCGACGGGGCTTTTGAGAGTCGGCGCGTCATTAACCGCCGTGACGGTAAGCAATCCGTGGATTCTCGGAATCTCAGCGCTTGCGGGTATCGGCTATCACCTTTTCAGCGACGATAACGTTAAGACGAATTCCGATGATCTGTTAGGCGATACGAAGGAAAAGAAAGAGCGGACGATTAAGTACATCGGCGAAGGGATGACACCGGAAGAAGCCCGCGACCGAGTTGAAGCGGAGTACGAACAAGACCCGGAATCTTTTAAACCGTCGGCACCGGAATTGAGTACGGAAACGGTTGCAAAAACAGAGATACCGCCGACAGTAATTCCCGACCATCAGACGGCACGGGCGCAGATCGAAGAGAAGACCGCGCCGAAAGTAACACGGGAAGAACGCGCCGCAGAGAAGGTGAAGAAACCGGAAAAGCAGGTCAGCGTAAAACAGAACCAGGATGGATCGAAAACGCTTACCGTCAACTTGGTTTTAGACGGGAAGGTAATCGACCGCCGCGTTTTCGACATTGTGGGGAACGCGATCAAAGTGGCGAATGAAACGGGACGGAGTACGACAGCACGATGAGCACAATGGTGATGTGGACGAAGGGCCACGAAAAAACGGAGATAGCGGGGTATGTGTTCGACGCGGTAATTGAGCAAGCCTTTACGGCTTCGGTGGAAATGCCGACCTACCCGATAGAAAACGGGGTACAAATTGCCGATCATCGGATTATTCAGCCGATGGAATACGTGTTGCATGGGGTGGTTTCGAACACACCGATCAAGGTCAGTTTGACGGATTTCGCCGGGGGCTTGGTTTCGAACCTTACCAATAACCCGGCGGTGGCCGCCGTGGCGGGGTTAAGCGCCGGTTACTTGTCAGGTTCCGAAGACGGACGCGCCCTGGCAGCTATGGAAAAATTCATGGAACTGATGGAGTCTAAACAGCCTTTCGACGTAGATACGGGCGATATGTATTTGAGAAATATGCAGATCGTTGAAATTCACCGAGAAATGACGCCGGAAAACGAGCAGGGCGCGGAAATCGAACTTCGACTGCGAGAGATGATTACGCTTAATCGCCTCAATACAGACGGAATGCCGTCTCATAACATTGTCCGACCGGATACCGCGACCGAGAAATCAGGCTCAGGAATCACGGCAAAGATTTCCGGCGGTTTGAAAACGTTGCATGAAGCGGAAGAAAACGCCAAGAACACGGTTAAGGGGTGGTTCGCATGAGGGAAATTCCTTTGGCTGGCGGACAGGAAAACGCACATCAGACGTTTTCGGTCGAATTGGGTGGGCGAACAATTGTGTTTGATCTTGATTACCTGGGGTATATCGATTCGCCCGCGTGGAATCTGACGTTAAAAGAGCGCGGCACCGTGTTAGTTGCCGGGCTTCTGCTTGTCGGCGGCTGCGACATTTTGGAGCCGTATCACCTCGGACTGGGGCGGCTTTGTCTTGTCGGTGAGCCGCCTACGCTTGATAACTTGGGCGTTGACAATCAACTGATTTGGGTGGCACCGGATGAGACGATTTAGCATTGACATTGATGGGCAGCCGTTTATCAAGCCGTTGACTGAAAAGGATGGCTCAGGCCGCGCCTTTAAGGTGATTTTCCGCACGCAGTGCAATTTTACGGAAGGCTTGGGGCTTCTCGACCTCAAGATTTACAACCTTGCGGAATCGACGCAGATTCTCACGCACACGGCGGAACACTCTTCGGTTTTGCGACTTTCGGCGGGGTATGTGGACAACTTCGCGCCGATTTTCAACGGGTACATTGAGGCGGTATTCCGTGAGCGTGAAGACACGAACATCATTACTCATATCGTTTGCCGCAGTGGATTCGCGACGGCTCGCACGAAACTTAACCTTTCGTTTGGGAGAAACTCGGACATCGTGACGATACTCAACGCCGTGGCGAACGCCGGAAAGTACGGGATTCGGATTGATCCCGCACAGTTCGACGATTCTCCGAAGTTGGCGCGGGGGTACCCGTTGAACGGCAATTTCACCGAGTGCATGAAAAAACTCGCGGAACAATTTGATTTTCAATGGGCTTTCGACGGTTCTGTGATTGTCATTGATCGACCGAAAAAGCCGCGCAATGATGAGACGGTGGAAGTGAACCTAACAACGGGGCTTATCGGCTATCCGGAAGCGACCGCAGATCAGACGGGGGTTTTCGCAGAATGGGAAATGCGCCTAAGCCCGCAGGTGCGGTTAGGTACGGTGGCGAACCTCCGCAGTAAGTTCGCGACGTTCAACACCGGAAACTTAGCCTTTGTGAAGCCCGGTCACGAATTCAACCTCAACGGGAAGTACGTTATTAAGACCGTTTCTCATGAGGGCGATTCTTGGGGCGACACGTGGCGCACAAAAGTCATAGGAGAGAAGGTCAATGGCTGAAAAGAACTTTTCGTTTTTCGAAATGCTGCAAAACGCCGTAGGGGAGTACATGAAGGGCGTTTATACGGCGATTCCGGGGAGCGTTATTGCTTTCGATCCTCCTACGCAATTGGCACAGATTCAGATAGGCATTCAGCGGGTGGACATTGATGGGAAGGCCGTAACCCCGCCGCCGATTATCGACTGTCCGGTTTTCTTCGCCGGTGACGGCTATGTGATGGAAACCCAGATTGATCCCGGTTGCGAAGGGCTGATTGTGTTTTCTCAGCGCTGTATTGACGGGTGGGTTAATACGGGCGGCTGTGCGGTCAACCCGTTGGCGCGTTTTCACGATATGGCGGACGCCTTGTTTATTCCGGGGTTCCGCCCGATGACGAAAGTCGTTTCAAACTTCAGTAACAACGGGATCAGGCTGCGGAATAAAGAGGGAACGCAGTTTTGTCACCTGAAAAACGACGGATCAATTTTCATCGAAAACGGTAAAGGACATATTCGGATTGATGCCGCCGGGAATGTGACGATCAACGGCGTCAAATTCGACACGGCGGGGAACGTCACTACACCCACGACCGTGACGGCCAAAACCGTCATAGGTTCGTCTGATGTGAAATTCGGCGGTATCAGCGGCAAGGGACACGTCCACCCGTGCGGCGATCATGACACGGGGGCACCTAAATGAAAGTCAGAAAACTGGATTCAAACGGCGACATTGTGACGCACGGCGAAACGTGGGCCACGGATGCCGAAGCCGTGGCGCAGACCGTGAAAACACGGCTCAATCTCTTTCTAGGCGAGTATTTTCGCGACATAACGGACGGAATGCCGTGGTTTGAGAAAGAAGATGGCTCTCAGGGTATTTTCGGCAAGGGCTACAGTCTTGCGCAGGTGGAAAGCCTCATCCGTCGCCGTATTTTGGAGACCCCGGAAGTCTTAAAAATACTGCGCTTCACTACTGACTTTGACAATAACGAACGGCGTCTAAATGTTGAATGTACGATCCTCACAACCTACGGTGAGGCTACTTTCAACTATGGGAACGCTTACTAAAGACGGCTATCAGATAAAGTCGCAAAACGACTATTTTTCAGAAGAAAAAGCGCTCTACCAGAAAATCGACCCTGATTTTTCGGTAGGGCCTTCTACGCCTGACGGCCTCAAGATTGCCCACGATGCTGAAGTCTTTGGGGCTCTCGATCAGGTCGTAAAACAGTCCTATGACGCCCGCGACCCCAACAAGGCGACCGGGCGAGACCTGGACGTGCTTCGCAAACTCACGGGGGCGACACGTTCGCAGGGTACGCCAACAACGGCAACGCTTTTTATGACGGGCGTAGCAAGTACGCTCATTCCCGAAGGTTCGCAAGTAAAGACGCCCGAAGGGCTTACTTTTACGACTGACGAAAACTTGATGCTCGGAACGGACGGCACCGGAAGCGTGGCGGCAACTTGTACCGTCAACGGGGCTAACGAAGTCTCGGCGGGCAAGATTAACCAGATCATTACCGTTGTCGGCGGATGGCAGACCGTCACGAACCGCGCGGCTGCTATGACGGGGACGGATGCCGAATCGGATGCGGTTTTCCGTATTAAATCCGCTCGCGCCGTAGCTCGCGCGGGATCGGCTCAACGTGATTCACTGTATGGCGAAATTTTCGACGTTGACGGGGTGCGAAAGGTCAAAGTCTACGAAAACAAGACGAATTCGAGCGACGTGGTTGCGTTGGTCAATCCGTACGGACTTCCGCCGCATTCTCTCGCGATCATCGTAGACGGCGGCAAAGATGAGGAAGTCGCCCGCGCGATTTACATGAAAGTGAACCCCGGCGTTTTGCTTCATGCCGCCGGGACGAAGGTGGAAAAAACGGTTTGGAGCGAGAAGTATCCGAACTCCTACGACGTGATTACGTTTTCCCGTCCGATTGCCGTACCGATTACGTTAAAGGTAAAAGTTGCCGATCCTTCGAAGACTTGCCCGAACGTGACGGACTTACAGGAAGCGATTCGAACCGCCGTGATTCAGTACTACGAAGGCGAGTTACTGCCTGACGGCATCGGCTTTATGACGACGGGGTTCGACATCGGTCAAAGCGTCCCGTATTCGCGGCTTTTCACGCCCGTTAACAAAGTGCTCGGACTTTATGCGGGTTCTTACGTCTCGGAAATGACGGTAAACGGCGGCACCTCGACGGTGGCGATTGCGTTCAATCAGGTTTCGCAGTTTTTGCGGTCAAATATCACGGTGGAAATTGTATGAGTACGGCGCTCAAAATTCCCCGCCGCAGTTACGCCCAGTACGCCGACAAGCCGAAGTTTCAAGCGTGGCTCAATATCGCTCACGAAATGGGCGAGAACGTGGCAGCCGGGGCGGAAGCCGTCAGGAACTGCCTTGATATTGATACAGCGACCGGCGAAAGCCTCCGCATCATCAGCCGAATCGTGGCGGTTGACACGATCAAACAAGAAACGCTGATGAATGCCGGTGAGTATGCCGACCCCACGGGTACCGAATACGGCGACTTGGAGAAGACGTTTGCCGAATGGAGTACGCAGACCGAGGCAAGCCTTACCGATGAGTTACTTCGGACAGTATGCCGCGCCAAGATTTTGAAAAACACGATTGAACCGACAGCAGAAAATCTGCTGGACGCGTTCAATTTTCTTTTTCCGACAGCGCAGGCGTTTCGGTTGCTGAATTACCACGACATGAGTTTTTCAATCGAATACACCGGGACGGTGAACCCGGCGGAAGCGTGGTTACTGGATATTGAAGACTTTGTACCGACGCCCGCCGGTGTGCGGTTTCGGGGCTTCATCCGTTCGTTCGGCATCATCGAATTTTTGAAAGACGGTGACGCGACTTTCGGTGACGAATCTTTGGAGTTTATTGAATGAGTTTAATTCTTTCGGAACGTTATCCGGGGCGGGCGAATGCACCGAAAGCGGGACGCCCGCGAGGTTCGGTAAAAAACCGCACGGCTCCCAACAGCGCGGACGGTACATACAACGAACAGGATATGGCGAACGACGAACGCGCGTTACAGGATGCGCTTTTGTTGAATGCCGGAATCGAACCGGACGGCAAAGTGGATGATGGCGAACATTCTCAGGCGTATGAAGCCCTGATGAAAATCGTCAGCGGCATGATTTCGACCGCTAATGAGCCGATGTTCGCCTTTGCGACGGGAACGGCGGACGCTTTGGTGGCGGCTTTCCCTCGTTCGGTGGCGCTTATTGACGGCTTTCAGATTACCGTGCGGGCAGCCTATGCCAATACGTCCACGATTCCGTCATTGAACGCAGGGAGCACCGGCGCCCGGACGATTTGCAAGGGGGCTAATCAGCCGCTTTTGGTGGGTGACATTGCGGGCGCAGGGCATACCTTGCAACTCTCGTTTGATACCCGGTTCAACAAGTGGGTTCTCCTCAATCCGGCCTACGGGATTTCTCAGCCGGAGACGATCCCCATTGGGGTGATTGCGTACTTTGGGCGGACAGGAACTATTAGCGGTTGGTTGCCTATGGATGGCGGCGAATACAGCCGGGCGCAATATGCGCAGTTGGTGAGCCAATGCCCGGACATCATCCTTGCGGGCGGCAATTCGAGCACGTTCCGCCTGCCGGACACGCGCGGGCTTTTCTTGCGGGTGTTGGATCAGAATCGCGGGGTTGATGTGGGGCGAAATATTGCCACTCGTCAGGAGGACGCCATTCGGAACATCACGGGGTATCTTGGTCAATTTAACCAGTATGCCAACGATCAAAGCGGCGTAAGTGGTGCATTTTATGTCAGCGGGGGGTTTAACGGACAAGGTAATAAGTCGGGGCATTCTGACTATCACCGTCAAATCAAGTTTGACGCCTCTCGGGTGGTCGATGTTGCGAATGAAGTCCGCCCGAAGAATATGGCCTTCCCCATGTACATTAAATATTGAGGGAAGCTATGGCACATAATTTAAATAATTTAGAACCTTCCCGAACGCGATGGAATCCACCGTCTGAAGATTATCCGCTTGGTAGTTTTATTGACGGAAGTGCTCAGGGAAAAAGAAATGGATCGTTTTGTAAGGCAGCGTGGGCTAACGACATTTTTGGTTTTTTTGGTGCCTTATTTAGAAATGCTGGATTAAAGCCGAATGGGATTGTTGAAACGGCAAGGAATTCACAGTTATTTACGGCTCTGATTATGGTTATCGAAAAGGCAACACAAAATAAAATAGATGAATTGGATTTTGAAGCGGCTGCTAAAGAATTAATCGATGAATTTGATAATGAGGAGTGAGATTTATGGCATCTAATATTCATAATTTCTCTCTGAATCAGGGTTCTGATTATGCAATTCCGTTGCGGCTTCAGGATGCCGCTGGGACGCCGCTCAACCTTGTTGGGTATTCAGCCCAGATGCAGATCAGACGAACGGCTGGGGCGTGTCAAACGATTGACGACCTGACTTCTGAAGGGGAAGAGCCTCGAATCAAGATTGATGCCGAAGCCGGAAAGTTGACGCTGAATTTTCCTCACGCTGTTTCTGAAAAATGGCCGTCGGGGACAATGGTTTACGACGTTGAAATCACCTCTCCGGCGGGACAGATCACACGAATTTTGCAAGGCAATATCAGCGTTTCGGCGGAGGTAACACGAAATGTCGGATGCGGATGCAGTTGAGATCACGGTAATCGTGGAGCCACCTCAGGTGATAAATGTCATCGTGGAGGAGGCGATAACCCTTCCAGTGGTAACGGTTGAAGTACCGGGCATACAAGGGCCGTCACGTGCGGATGAACCTTTTGAAATCGATCCGGTCGAAGTTTATTTAAAAGCAAGAGGAGCTAAAAACAATGGCAACGAAAACGAGCAGTGAACAGATTTCCCTTTTGGCGCAGACTATTGGCACCGACATTAAGCAGCTTCTCGCTACCGTTGGCGATACATCCAAACTCACGACAACGGCTAAGGCGTCCCTCGTTGTGGCTATCAACGAACTGAAGGCGTCGTTTAATTCCGTTGATCTCTCGAAGATTATCGACGACGCACAGACGACCACAAAACTGACGTGGAGCTCCACGAAAATCAATGTGGCGATCAATGCCGCCGTCGCGGCTTTGGTGAATGGTGCGCCGGAAGCGTTAGACACGCTGAAGGAGTTGAGCGACGCCATTACAACGAATAAGGACGCAATTGAAGCGCTTCAGTCGATTGCTGACGGGCACGTGAAGTTCAATGCCGCCCAGTCTTTAACGACGGAACAGAAGACGCAGGCACGCACCAACATTGACGCCGCCTCGACAACAGAAGTTGCCGCCGCGAAGAAGGCCGGTGACGATGCTCAGGCGACGGCCAATACCAATAAAACGTCCATCGGCACGATGGCAAATTTAAAGACGACCGCGAAGTCGTCGTTGGTTGAAGCCGTCAATGAAGTGAAGGGCGTGGCGGATACTGCGAAGACGGCCGCAGCTACCGCGGACAGTAAGGCCGTAGCGGCTAAGAGCGCTGCTGACGCAGCACAGAAGGCGGCGGAAGACCTTGCGGCTGCCGTTGGCGATACCGACACCGACTATGTAGCTGTTTACGAAGCAGCGCGTAACGGTACGGTTTCTTAGTGACGGGGATTCTTTATGACGATGGACACCAATATTAAGGAGGCCTTTCGTCAAGTTGCCCTAGACCAAATTATTCAGGATATTGACAACAAAAAGATATTCGCTCAAAAAACTTCGCCTGAATTTACGGGAGTTCCTAAATCGCCAACCGCAGAAAAAGGAAAAGCTGATAAACAAATTGCTAATTGTGAATTTGTTTCTTCTGCAATTGATGATTTTGAGAATAAATTAAAACAGGCTTGCGAAGAATTAATAAGCGAATTTGATGAATAATCGAGATCAATTATGGCGGTAGAAAATATTAAAAACATATTAAGAGATTTGATCTTTAAAGGCGCTGGGCAGGCTCCGGTCACTGCGACAGGGACTACTACAGCCCGAAAGATAAAGGATCGTTTCTCGGACGAGGTGAACGTCCGAGACTTCGGGGCCAAGGGCGACGGGGTGACGGACGATACGGCGGTCATGCAAATAGCGATTGACATTCTCGCCAAACTAGGCGGCGGAAGCCTCTATTTCCCTCCTGGTGTTTTTTTGCAGTCTTCTACTTTGACCCTGCGAAGTAAGGTGATTTTGAGAGGTGCAGGCCGACGGCTTACAACGATCAAGAAAACCGCTGGTTTCAACGGGGACGCGTTGGTATCTGAAAACTTTGATGAACTCGCCTCAGTTGACGATCAAATTCATAACAGCAAGATGCCGTTTGACTTTGGCGCAGAACAATTGACCTTTCAGGGACAGTACCTTGCTAATGACGTAACCTCTGAAAATAACAGCTATATCAATACGTCCGGCGGCGGTATAAAAATAATAGGTGCCCGTGTGACGTTGGATTGTGACGTTCTTAATAATGCGGGTGTGGGGGTGTTTTTGGAATGCACAGGAACCCCAGATCAGTCTGAATTAAGTCAATACTCAAGAATCCGTTTAAATATCAATACAAGCAAGTATGAGAATTTAATTTTCAATGGGCCTGCCGATATTTTTGTTGACGAGATTTTTGCGGGTAATGCAGGTGTTCGAATTTCATACGACGAGTTAGAAGCATCGCCGACTTTTGGAACCTCAAACGGGGGTGTTTGCGATAACGTTGTTTTTAAAAACGGTTGTGAAATCGGTTTTATCCACGCCTGGGGAACTTACCAAGGTGTGGGAATTCGAGTGCTTGGCGGAAGACTGAATGCTGATTTCATGATTACGGAGTCCAACCGTTTTGGCAACCTGCGGTATGAAGGCCAATCGTACGGCACGATTTCCCGATTGTTGACGCACGGAGGTGGCGGGGGGCTGCCTTTGGGTGAGGCTTTGATCGCTGCGGGACAAACATTCCCTGACGTTCTTTTGAACTCTTCAAATTCGCGCGGCGTATCCATTGCATCTACTTATTTGTACAGCCGTGGCAACGTAGATCACGGGCAGGATAAAGTCGTCGTAAAAGGCAACTTTAATTGTTTGTCGGATGTGCATATTACGGGGAACGCTTGCGCCGGTGACGGGGTTGTAGTTGAAGGTGCATATAACGTTATCGACAATGCCTTTATCAATAACCTTACGGGGGCAGGAGTTACCCGTAAGGCTTCGAGTGCTTCAAGCATGAATCGAATAAACGCGATGGTTGCGAGTTGCGCCACTGCGTTTAAGTCAGAGGGGACTCCTCGAGTTGAAGATATTCATGTGGCATTCGCCCTTAAAGACGGGGGCGAACCTTTTTCGGGGGATCAGAAAACTTTCGGAAGTGAGCAGCACTGGGAAATTCATGGGACAGTTGGAACGGTTTCGAAGGGCACTAAGTTTGTCACTCGCGTTGCATTTAATCCAACGCTGACGACGGAACAAGAAATATCAGTCGCCCACAATCTGATCTATGCGGCGAACGTCAGCAATGTATTGATTTCAATACAAGATACGGGTATTTCGATGGCAACGGCAGAATTTGCTTATTGCTATGTGTCGGCAATTACCGACGAAACTATCTCGATAAAACTGAAACTCAAAACGGCAAACGCAACAAATACGTCGCCGTACGTGACGGTTTCGGTGGAGATTTGACGCCTACCAGCGCTGGCGCCTGGCGCAGATTGAGGCGCGGCTGTGACGAAACCCGTTTCAGTAGCGACTCGTAGAACTGAGATTGCAAAGAGAACCCCGGCGATAAACCGGGGTTTAGCTTACTGAGCGGCTTCGATTCTGAGGGTTTCGCGGTACTCCATAGCCTCGGCGTCGGTGACGAATTTCGCCGTCGGGTTGTGGGTGAAAACCTCTTTCTCGATAGCACCAAGATCAACCCGGAAAAACTCTTTCCGGGTGTTCACTTTATTGACACGTTCTTTGCTAAAGAACTGATGTAAGTCGGCTTCGAGTTTCGGTGCGTCTTCAGAAAAGATCATTGCGTGAACGTCAAACGGGAAGGGGACGGAGGCGCTGCTAAGCTCGGCGATTCTGTCCATCGGTTCAAGGCGGCGCGTCATGCCGATTTTGTAAACCTTCTCGCCAAAAGAGCCGATATTCGAAATGACGTAGACGAACCCGGCGCGGGCGTTTTGCTCACGATCTAAAACGTTCTTTTTGTTTTCTTCGAGAGCTTTTAATTTTTCTTCAAGTTCTTGGATTTTTTTTGTATAAATCTGATTTTCTACATCATCTTTAGCCTTTTGCATATACATCATCAGCTTGGAAATTTCATTTCGGCACTGCGTTTCATCCTTCTCGATCTTCATCTTTTCGCGTTCAATTTCGCGGCGTACTTTCTCCTCTTCTACCATTTGCTCACGGATGGCGGCGCGTGTCTCTTTCTCCTCTTGTTCTTTCACCATATAGGCGTAAACAAGGCTGAGTTCTTTAAATTTCAGTTCGAGGAACTCTTGAGAAATTTGGATCAGGCTTTTTGAGAACAGCTTGTTAATGATCTCAAACGACTTTGAAATCTTGGCGCGGACGGCATCAACGTTCTTGTAAGTGACGCTTTCAATGAGGTTTTGGGTTTCCGCGTTGAAGCACCGCAGAATCTGCTTGATTTGATTGTTCTGGGCGGTGATTTCAGCCCGCTTTGTTGGCGTGAGAGCACACCGTACGGCGTCCCCGTCGGCGATCAACTTTTTCTCATCGTTGCGGAGTAAGGTAAGCTGATTTTTTACCTCATCCGACTTCAATTTTGCATAGTCGCCAATATCGACAGAGCCGACGATTACCTTTATTTCCAAGGCTTTCAATGCTTCATCAAGTTGGTTGATTTCAATGTTCTTTGAGTACTTGAGTTTGTCGTACTCAGCGCGAAGGGTATTGAGTTTCAGTTGTTCATCCCGTTCGATCCTTTCGGCTTCTTCGCGCTTTTGCTGTAGCAGGGTGTCAAAGTCCCCCAGTTTCTTTAATTTTTCCTCGACATCCTCCGCTTTTTTGTGTGCTTTTTGCACATAGTTCAGGGCTAAAAGGCCAACAATCCCTATTATTATCAATGCTGTTTGGAGTTCCATCGGTTGTCTCGCGGGTTAGTTTGACAAAAACGAACTCGTTCGGAGAAATCATGAAAAAATCCCCGCAGGAAAGAAGAATGAGGGTCAACATGATTCAATCGAAGGGTTCGCCCGTCACATTGTGCCACGTAAACGCATGAGGGGGCGGGCATGAGGATGGAACTTGTTACCGAGGGGGCTGTTATGTCTAGTGGCGTAGAAAAGTCCGCCCCCGTTGTCATTGGGGGAACTGTGAGCGGGTTAACTGTGTTCGGCGTCCCTATCCCGGATTTCGTGCAATTGCTGACGGCGATCTATTTGGCTGTGATGATCCTGCATTTGCTGTGGAAATGGGGATGCGAGTGGAGAGACAAGGGGAAGTTGTGAGTATTCGGCGACCGGTGGCGTGTTTGGCGTTGAGCGCCGTCGGGCTTTTGGCGATAACGCAGTATGAAGGGTTTAGCGGAACGGCATACGTACCAGTAGCGGGTGACGTTCCGACGATAGGGTTTGGAAGTACCAACGGGGTTGAGTTGGGACAGACGATAACCGTTCCTCAGGCGATTGAACGGCTTTACCGGGATGTCGGCCACGCTGAGACTGCTATCGGGCGTTGTGTGAAAGTTCCGCTCAGTCAGAACGAATACGACGCGCTTACATCGTTTGCCTTCAATGTCGGAACGACTGCGTTCTGTTCTTCGACGTTGGTGAAAAAGTTGAACGCCGCTGATTACGAAGGGGCTTGCGGTGAGTTGCGGCGCTGGGTGTACGTGAAAGGGAAGAAATCTCAGGGCTTAGTAAACCGGCGAGAAAAGGAGTACCGACAATGTATCGGAAAGTAGTGGCAGCTGCTTTGATCGTCGCATTTGCCCTGGGCTTCAGCGTTGAACATTACCGCCTGACGGTGAAAATTGAACGGATTGAAAACGACCACCTGACGGCACTGAATGAGGCCAAAGAAAATGCTCGGAAAGAATTGGAAGCGAGAGAACTGGAAAACAGTGAAACGGTCTCTAATTTGTTGGCTCGGCTCGACAACGCTCGCGTTAATGAGCGTTCTCTTAATCAGCGTGTTGAGCGGCTGCGCAGTCAACTCAGTTCCGGCGGAGTGTCCGCAAACAGCGCCGCTCCCGGCGGAATTACAGAAAAGCGACTTACCCAGTGCGAACGCCTTCTCTCAGAAGGTCTCGGACTGGGTGCAGAGGGTTCAGGACTTTGTGAGCGTATCGCCGTCCGCAAAGACGCAGTAGTGAAGTGGAGGAAGTGAAATGCAGGTGTTTCGGGTTTTATGTCCGGTCTGCGGGCATCGAATTTTCGACGTTCGTTCGCAGGATGACAAGCCGCCGTCGTTGGTTGTGTCGGTTAAATGCCGTCACTGCAAGGAGATTATTGCGAAAGACACGGGCGACTTACGCAAAAACGAACGCAAAGAATCAAAGTCCGTAAAATCCTGATTATCGAAACCCCGTTCGTGGGTTTCATCAAGGCCCCTGAGCCTCCATCTATAGCGCCGTTCGAGCGCACACTAAGAACCATCGAGTTCCCATGATTTCTAATAGGTGAATGTCATGGGTGAATTTGCTACGAAGGGCCTCGCCAACGGCGTAGGCATCCCTGCCCTCGTTTTGGGCTCTCTCGGTTTCCTCGGCTCTGCCAACAACGGCAACGGCGGCATCCTTGGCGGTTTGTTCGGGGGTAACTGCGCCCCGCAGATGGCCGCGATGGGCGTCATTGCTGAAAAGGACGCCAAGATCGCCGAGCTCACTTCGCAGAAGTACTCGGACAATCGGGACGCGACGCTTTATCAGGCGACGCGCTCTGAAAACGAGAAACTCGAAAATCGTCTGATGGCTTTCATCACGCCGCTTTCTCAGGAAGCCGCGAGCAACCGCGAACGAGTTGCGGTGCTCGAAGCCCAGCAGGCCAAGAACGGCGAAATTGCTGATCTCCGCGAAAAGTTGGTGCGTTCCGAACTTGGTGCGCGAATTGATTCTGTTGCTCAGACGTGCGGCTGTGGTATTGCCCAGCTCAACAACGCCGTCGCCGCGATCAACAACACGCTCGGTCAGATCACTCACACGGTTATCCCGCGTACGGCGATCTGCCCCGAAGTTATGCCTCGGTACAACTCGTTTGTTACGCCGACGGACGCCGCCCCGGCGGTTCAGCCGGTGACGGGCAACATTAACGTTAATCGGGTGTAGCTATGGGAACCCCGGTCGGAAACCTCCCGCAGGTTATCGCGGAGTTTATCGATACGGTGGTTCTCCCCGCCGCCGACAAGGTTGGCGGGGCTACACCGTATCTCGTAGCCTTCGGCAAAGGACTGATTGCCCGAAAGGCGTCTGTGATGGTGGATCAGTATCTACCGATGATGAAGACGTGGGGCATTGTTGACGCCGAGAACAAAATTGACGTTGATTTACTCCACGAGGTCGCGACGGAGGCGCTACAGAAAACCAGTCTTGTCCCCTTTGGCTACAAGGTTGACGCCGGGGATATTGACAAGTTGCGCGACATTCTGAAGAAGTATGGAGACTGAGAAAATGGACATGAAAGACATGATCCGGATGCGCGGCGAACAAACCGAGGATCACCTTTTAAAGAAGGTGGACAAGATTTGTGATGAAGCCGACGACGCGGGCTATTTGAGCCACGAAGACATCCGGGCGTTGAAAAACGCTTGGGAGACGATCGACATTATCGAACGTCACAAAGCTGCGAAGGCTTAGGCTACAATCCGCCAAGCAATACCCCGCAAGCCTCTCAACGATGCTCAAACGGCGGGGTTTTCTATGTCCGGGCCATTCGAATGACTGCGCGGAATAGCTCGGAGCAATCGCCTTGAATGTCCAACGCCGTCGCTTGATTCCGATAGAGACAGGAACCGACGTTGAAAACGGCGGACGCGGGTGGCACGTTCGGGGCAATTATGGCGTCCGATTTAAACCGTGGAACAGGGAAGAGAAACCACCCCCGGTTTTTTAGTTCGGCGATGACAGGTTTAAGATTCTGAAAGCAGAAGCGGTGAAGGTGCCCGACGGAAAGCCAGAGGTAGCGACTTTCGACAATATCCGCAAGATGTTCGGGAGTAGAAGTGCTTCGCGGCATAGTAACTCCTAACAAGCTGAAAACAAAAGGTATCCTTTTGAATCAGTGCTATTTTACATATAAAAAACCCCGCGAAAAGCGGGGCGGTTCTCAGGCACTCCGAGGCACTCAGGAACTCTGAGCGGCATTATATGCCGATTGTGTGAAAAATTGTATGAATATTTCGGACGGCGACTATTTTCGCTTGAAAATGGTGGATTGGGTGATTTCGTCACATTTGAACCGCCGAACGCGACACGGGGCGACATACAGCGACATAGATCGACATAGATAGACAAACAAAGGGTTTGCCGCCCTTTTCCTTTTTATACTTTGCAACATAGCGCGACATACAACGGCATAAACCGACATACGGCGACATCCCGTTGTGTGAAACACTGTGTGAAAAAGGAGGAAGGAAAATGAGTGTCACTCAGAAGGCGGTTTTTACTTTGCCGAACGGTGTTCACCGGGTGGAAGACTGTCTCTATTTGCGTGTGCAGGATTCCGGACGCTCCTTCATTTTTCGTTACATGAAGGACGGGAAGCGGAGGGACATCGGGGTAGGTAGCGCTCAGAAAGTCAGCGTAGCGCAGGCGAAAGCGATTGCTGCAAAGTATCGGACAGAGATAGCCGCCGGGCGCGATCCCAAGCCCCAAAAAACGAAAACAGAAGAAAAGAAAGTTCGTGCGTTTCGGGAAGTTGCCGCCGACGCTTGGGAGAACACAAAAGAGGTACGTCAATGGAAAAACGAAAGGCAGGCCGTCCGATGGTGGCGGATACTCGCTGATTACGGACTACCGATTTTAGGGGACAAACCCATTAACCAGATAGTAAGACAAGACATTATTGATGTGTTGTCAGCAATTTGGTTTGAGAAAAATCCGACGGCTAACACCCTGAGATCAATTTTAGAAAGGGTTTTCGCGTGTGCCATTTTCAACGGCGAATACACGAACGCCAATCCTGCTGTCTACAAAGGAAACCTTGACATTGTTTTACCACCGACAACAAAAATTCATAAGTTGGAGCATCGTGCGGCCATAGGCTTAGATCAAATGAAACAGGTGATGATCGGGTTGATTGAAGATCATTCGGTTATTTCTTTGGCGGTAGCGGTCATCATGTTAACCGCGCTGCGTCAGGGGGAAGTGACAAAAGCCCAGTGGACGGAAATCGATTTAAACGAGAAAGTTTTTTCAGTTCCACCGGAACGGAGGAAGGTAGCGAGGGACTATCCGCATAGAGTGCCTATCACCAAACAATTGGAGGTGATTTTTAAATTTTTGGAACTTAAGAAAACAAACGAGTTTGTCTTTTGGAGCCGCCAAAGAAAGGGAAAAGCGATCAAGCCCGCAAGCACGTTAGTAATGCTTCAGAGATTAGTGGGGACGAATGTCACAATCCACGGTTGCCGCAGTACCTTCCGCGTATGGGCGGAAGAGACCGGACAAAACACCACGGCGGCGGAATATCAGATGATGCACGAAAACCCGTCGGCGGTTGTCCGGGCATATCAGCGGAGCGACTTATTAGAACAACGGCGGGAGCTGATGCAGAGGTGGGCTGATGAGGTGTTACCGATGGAGGTTCTGAAGAAGGCGCTAACCGAAGTGCAGAAACCGAAAGCTAGGAATGTGCCGGAATTGGAAAAAATCTACGGCGACAAGTTCAAGTGCTTCTAATGAAAAATGCCTCCGAACGTGGAGGCATTTTCTTGGAGGCTATTTTTTCATATTGCGGAATTTCTCAAACGCGATCAGGGCGACTTCGCGAACACGTGCTGAATAAGTCGCCTCTTCTATTTCCAATGGAACGGGAATTCTGCAAAGCTCATCACCTTTTGACGAGTAGATAACCAACGATGGCATGGAAAACGACACCTCAAGGTTGATCGAAATCTTAAACGGATGATCTTCGCCTTTTTCGATACGTCCGTCCTGTCCGGGAAAATAATCTGCGCCGGTACCTGTCCAGGTGAGAAAATTCATTCTCGATGTCAAGACCTTTCCGGGGACGAGCTTTTCTATTCTGCCTTCAATCAAAAGTCGAATGACGTATTCATCCAAAAAACGTCGATTGCAGATGATTTTTTCTTCAATGAGGATTTCTCCACCGGGTTTTTCGCACTTGATGACAGAAAGCGATCCTTCCCAAGTTTCCGCACCGCGAGACGGAGGAACAGTTACCTGACAACTGTAGGCGATTCCGTCACAGGAAACGGTGCCCGTCCATTTTGCGCAATCAAGAATGACGTTTGTTGAAGGTTCGAACATGATGGCCCTCGGAGAGTCGTTATTTGGGAATTTTATAGGAAGGAACGGGGAAAGGCACTGGGCGCGAAACCGTGACAATCCGTCACGCCTTGCAAATGAGCGCAAGCAAATTGAAGTTATAAGGGACCGCGGTCCCGATTTCCTAGAATCAAAGCACTAGGCTTTAATTCGGTAGAATTCGGGCGAATTGAGGGCCGCTTTGGTGCAAGCAAAAAAGCCCCGGCAACTCACTACGGTTTGTAGCAGTTGCCGGGGCTTTTAGTATCAGAATCGGGATTAGCGAACGTTCCCCAAAAGACTCGGTAAAAATTCGGACAAAAGAAAAGCCTCTAAGCGATAGCAGCGCGTTAGAGGCGGAAAACCATAAGAGGTGTTATGTCCGTTATTTTACCCGGTCTTGCGCCGGTTTTAAAGTGGCTCGTTATGAAAAAAGATAGCGAATTGCCGTGGTCGGTGCGCGTTGCGCGGTGGGTTGTTACCGTCTTCGGTTCGTTGTGGCTGATCGGGTACGTAACCCACTCGTTTCAGGAATGGTTTTGGTAGTCCCGCCGATGGAACACCGGCGGGGAAACGACGATTATTTCAAGGCTAGATTAACCAAGTAAAGCGGAACATTTGTGAGAATCGTCCAAGCAAAGGCCGACTCAAACGCGTCGCTCTGAGTATCCTCCCGAATTGCCGTACCGTCGGCGTTAAATCCGCCAATAGCGAAGAAGTGAACCGGCTCACCTTCATCTTCCGGTTCGTCGGAGTACTCAGCGTCGCACGCAAAAACGACGATGCAGCAATCTTCGTTTTCTTTAAGTTCGGGGCGGCAATCCATCCCGTACCATTTTCCGGGCTTAGGGTCTCTGATGATGTTCATTTTTGCATCTCCTTTAAGCCGCCAATTCGAGATTGTCGTTTTTAGAAATTAACCCTTCTTTGAGAAGCCGCCCGTAGAAGTAGAAAAGTCCCTTTCCGGTGACGTGGGCGTAAGGCTTTAATTCCGTAGCTTCGTCATCATGAGAAATTTTGGCGAAGGTTGTCACCATGAACCCGCGATTGATTGCGTCTTGTGTTGCCTGATTCGACTGCTTGTATAAAAAGCCGTTCATGCGGAGCCAGTTGAAGAACTTACGCGGCCCTATGCCCAGGGTCTTCGCGGCGACGGTGATGGTTACTTCGGTATCGCCGGACATGACGGAATCCGTGAAAGCCACTTTCGGGGCATCGTTTGCGGCTTGTTCGACTAACTTCTGATTGGCGGCCTCGAGTTCTTCATTCTTTTTACTGATTTGGCTCAACTCTAAGAAGAGTTCGGATTTCGGCTTCGCCAACATTGCGGCCATAGGATTGCCATAACTTCCCGTCTTCCGGATTGTGGGGAGGACTTCTCCGAAAACCCAGTCTTGGAACTTAACCGCGTGCGGCATTTTGGAACGTGCGATGAGACGATAAAGATTCGGCTCATTTATGTACGTCATGGGTTGAACACCACTAGATGTAGGGGTGTCACGTTTCGTGATACCCCCTTCAACGCAGTGTTTACGGAGGGCTTCGCTCGGGTTTCCATAACCGAGAGCCTTGCAAACATCGGAGGCGCAGAAAAGCGGCTCGCCGTTTTCAACGATGATGCGGATGTGGTTTTCTTCGAAGGCGAAGGTCTGAGTGATTTCATTCATGATGAATTACTCCTCGATTCGAGAGACATCGGAAATGATTTCGGCGGTTTCTAAGAGACCGGCGGAAATTTGAACGACAGAGAGAACCCCGGATGCTGTGAGCGGTGACGTTTTGTCTTGGAGAGAGCCGGACAAGGCGATTAAGACGCTCTGAACGCTACGGCTGATTTCTTGGGAGGCCTCGGCGGCCTGATCTGGGGTGAGTTCGCCGGAAAGCGCACGGCTTACGGCATTGGGGAGGTCGAATGTTGGGCTTTTTGCGGGTGCAAAAGCCTGAGGGACTTGCATCATGACAAGGCTCCTATTTGCGTTGAGGGAGCCTCGCGCCATTTTCTCAGGATGGTGAGCGAGGCACAGCGGGTTGAGAAAACCGCCAAATAGGAAACGGCCACCATAAAGGTATCCGCTGGCCTCACTCGTCAAGAAGTGATGTCCACGTACAAAAAATCCGCTCATACGAACGTAGGGCGGCTGTACGCCTATTCGTTCGGGTTTCTCAGGCCCAGTTCGGTAGTTCAACCGAACGCGGGCATTATGCGCGAATTCTTTTCGATTTGTCAACATTCGTTCTACGCCACCGGAGAGAGACGGCTCGACTTTTCCCGTTGGCGTAACCATCGATCTACGTCCGGAATTAGAAAATAACGCTTGCGTGGACTTGCGATGATGGGGCGGGGGAACGGGTTCTCAGCGAGGTTCATCCACCGTTCGACAGTGCGGCGGCAGACTTCGAGGCCGGATTCTTTAAGATAGGCGAGAAGCCCTTCCCAACTTACGCGGTTACTCATTTTTATCTCCATTCCAAAAGAGGTTTACAGGCGAAAGAATCGACAACGGCGTTAATCATTTTCGGCGTCACAGGGAAGACGCCCCGGCGGTCGATGACGCGGGCGGCGAAATACTCTTTCATCGTCCGCTGCGGTTCTCGTTCCATGCTTGACTTGATGAAGTTGGACGCATTTACATAGCCGAAAGCCAGTAATTTCAGTTCGTCGCCGGTGAATATGAAGCGGTCGGATTTGCCCTGGTTGTAGCGGTCTAGGGCGTTGTAAAGGCTCTGAGCACCTTCATAAATCGCCTCTTTGGCGGCGTCGGCTTCGGACTTGGTGAGGTAATCGCGCCCCTCAAGCCCGGCTAAAGCGGCATTCATGATGCGGCGAGTTTCTTCGAGGTTTTCCCCGGTCGCGTTACCGATAGGGAAGGCGTTGCGAATTCGATACTCACACATATCGAGCATTTCGAAGTAATCGGCCTTGTCTTTCTCGGTGAAAACCGTACAGTGAGCGACCTTCGGGCGGTATTTCTTGCGGGGTTTCTTGTTCTTAGCCATTGTTCTTCCCCTTGAGATAGTTTTCTACGAGGCTGATGGCGGTTTTTTCCATCGTCAGCGGGGTATGAGAGGCGGGAAACTCTTTTTTGAAGATCGTTACTTCACTCCCTCGGGAACCAATGCTGTTCAACTGGGCTAAGACTTTTCCGGAATAGGGGATAGGTGTCAGGTAAACGACGAATTTATCAGTCGTTTCGCAGTACGGCCCTTCGGTGTTGGCGATGACGTAGGTGTAAGTAACCTGAGAAGTCAGGGTGATGACGCTCATGTTTTTTCGATCCTCAAAAAAGAGGTGAGGCACTGGGGAGCACCTCACCTAGGCGGGTTAGCAGAAGTAGACGGGAATCTTTAATTCTGACTGGGCTTTCGCAATCACCTCGGCGGTGAGTTTTTCGCGCAGATCGTCAAAGAAGGCGTCGAGGTTCCTGAAC